TGTACGCAAGCCTGTGGATCTTGAAGACCTCCGATACCGGACGATGTCGGGCGGAATTCAGCGCGAACGTGCCCGCATCACTGAAACGGTGACCATGAGCGGCGCGGAGTACGATGTTTTCAGCTCGTCCTTCTGCAGGTCACGGGAATGGCTCGCGGGAAAAGGCGGGTTGGACAACTGCCTGCTCGTCAAGGCCCCGGGCCGTCCGGCGCTTGTCATCGACACGCAGGGCTACGACTACGCAAGGTATGTGGCTCTTGCATAATACATTGGATGACAGCAGTAAAACAGACAGCCCCCTCCCCAAAAAGGGGGCTTTGCATTTTCTTTGCACAGAACGCGAGGTTTCCGGAAAAACGAAAACTTTTATGGCAGGGTGAAGGCAGGCAGAGGCGGGGGAGAGGGACTCCCCCACCGACGGGCTTGACAGGCCCGCCACGGCCCCACGGATAGAAAGATGCTGGCTCTATCCGCAGAGTTTCCGCCTGCGTCGTTGCTCCTGAGAGCAAGACGACACTAGCAGGCGAGCGCCCGGGGCACAAGCAACCTTTTTACCCATGAGAGCAGATTTTCAGAAACTTCCCGACATCCGCTGCGTCCATTGCGGGCGCAAGCATGGCGAAGGCCACGTCCTCATTTTCAGCTTCAAATGCCGCAAATGCGGCAGTTTCAACGTACTGCGGGCTTCACGCCCCGGTTCAGCGCCGCAGGACGGCCCTTCGGAGCCAGTTCATGACAGCCAGTAACAGCCGTTCTCCGCTCGCCGGATGGATGGGCGGCAAATGTCAGCTTTCCCACCGCATCGTGGAGATGCTTCCGGCCCATACCTGCTACTGCGAGCCTTTCGCCGGAGCGGCATGGGTGCTTTTCCGCAAACCGGAATCCAGGGTGGAGGTCATCAACGACATCAACCGGGAGCTTGTCACCTTTTACCGCGTCGTCCAGCATCATCTGGAGGAGTTTGTCCGCTACTTCAAATGGGTTCTGGTTTCGCGGGACGACTTCGAAAGGCTCAAACGCGTTGAGCCGGATACACTGACGGATATCCAGCGCGCCGCCCGGTTCTATTACATCCAGCAGTCGTGCTTCGGCGGCAGGCTGACAGGCCCGACATTCGGGTATGCCGCCGTCCGCGCGCCCAAACTCAACCTGCTCCGGATCGAGGAGCAGCTTTCCGCTGCCCATCTGCGTCTGGCCCGGACGTATGTGGAGTGCCTGCCGTATCACGAGGTCATCAAAAGGTACGACAAGCCGGAAACGGTATTCTATATCGATCCGCCGTACTGGGACTGCGAGGGCTACTACGGCAAGGGGATATTCTCCCGTGAGGACTTTGCCGTCCTTGCCGGGCTGCTGGCGGCCATAAAGGGGAAATTCATCCTCTCGCTCAACGATACGCCCGGCGTCCGTGAAACCTTCGCGGGCTTCACCCTTGAAACTGCGGAGGTCAACTATACCTGCAGCAACGGCAGGAACATCAAGTCGCCGGAACTGCTGATCCGCAACTTCTGACCCACCCTGCCGGGCCGCTCGCCGCGTTGGGCCGGTCAACAGAGAGGCTCTCCACAGGCAACTTCAAACTGCCTGCGGAGAGCCTTGATTTTTGCGACGAAAAAATCCCTCAAAAAAAGCCCATAGCAAGAGCCGTGCCAAAAACAAATTTAAGCGGATTTTCGTTCTCAACTTGCGTGACAGAGATTCTCAAGTATCGTGACAGCTCACAGCAGCAAAATGAAAGAAAGTGCCATGGAACGGCAGGAAGGGGGCATCGGAATGAACTACGGAAGAGGCGACAAAAAAAGGATCCGAAAAAAACTCGGATCCCTGCTGTTCATGGAGCCAGCTGTCAGAATTGAACTGACGACCTACTGATTACGAATCAGTTGCTCTACCATCTGAGCTAAGCTGGCGTGTTGTCGTGTATATGCCGGAAAACGGCGCCATGTCAAGTTCCGGGCATGTGAACTCCGGAGGCTCAGCCCTTGACCGCCTTTCCGAGCTTGTCCATGGCCTTTTTGACTTTGCCGGCAATACCGGAGTCTTTGGCTTTGGTGGCTTCCTCAAATTCTTTGAGCAGACGGATCTGGTCTTCGGACAGCCTGGTGGGGGTCAGCACTCGCACTTCGATAAGCAGATCGCCCACGCGCTTCTCGCCCGGATAGGGCAGGCCCTTGCCCTGAAGCCGGAAAACGGCGCCGCTCTGCGTTCCCCTGGGGATGTCAAGCTCAATGGGGTCCGCAAGTGTGGGCACTTCTATGCGTGCGCCGAGCGCGGCCTGAGGGAAGCTGATTTCCGTGACATAGATGAGGTTCTGGCCGTCACGCTCGAAGGTCTTGTCATCCTCTACCGTCAGAACCACATAAAGATCGCCCGGAGGGCCGCCGTGTACGCCTGCCTCGCCTTCTCCGCGCAGGCGCAGCCGGGCGCCGGTATAGACACCCGCCGGAATGCGCACGGTCAGCTCGCGATTCTGGAGGATGGTTCCCTTGCCCTTGCACCTGGGGCAGGGATGGGGAATGGTATACCCTTGGCCTCCGCACGCGCCGCAGGGGACGCTGATCTGGAAGAAGCCCTGGGAGTGGCGCACCTGTCCTGTACCGCCGCACTGTTTGCATGGTTCGGTACTTGTGCCTGGAGCGGTTCCCTTGCCATGGCACTCGTCACATTCCACATGACGGGGAATGGTGACGGGCACTTCCGTACCGCTTGCCGCCTGGCGGAAGCTGATCTTCATGTTGTAACGGAGATCCGCCCCCGCTTCGGGGCGAGGGCCGCCTCGCGTGCGGGAACCGAAGCCGAACAGATCACCGAAGATGTCACCGAACTGGGAGAAAATGTCTTCCGCGCTGGAGAAACCGCCGCGTCCCGCACCAAAGGGATCGGCTGTCCCGTAGCGGTCATAGTTGGCTCTGCGCTCCGGGTCGCGCAGCGTATCATACGCTTCGGCTGCTTCCTTGAATTTCTGTTCCGCCTCGGGATTGTCCGGATTGCGATCCGGATGGTACTGCAGGGCAAGCTTGCGATAGGCGTGCTTGATCTCCTCGGCGCTGGCGCTGCGCGTCACGCCGAGTACTTCATAAAAATCGCGCTGACTCATGGAAATGCGGCCCCTGCAAGGCTAGTCGTCCAGAACGGGGGAGGCGCCTTCCTCCAGCGGGGTATAGAAACGGCGGTCTTCGGGCAGAATTTTGC